AATGATTCTTCTAAGGATTTCATCTCTTTCGAACATCCCGATAAGTTGTCTTTTACAGTTTCGCGGCTTTTATCTTCAGTGATACTTGATGAATAAGCACGTGACAAGGCTTTTTTCTTAACCGCCTGTTCCACATCTTGTATATTAGCGGATGCATCTAATCCAAGTTCTCTTTTAACACACGCGAAATCTTCGGGTTTCATACGTTTCAAAGCGCTTTCGGTATTACTACGACTAACATCTCGAACACAAATCTTGTTTTGATGTAATATCAAGTCGAGCGTTTCTTGTGGATCTCCATAGGTGTTGTGACCTGTGAGTTTCGCCAAATAACTGGCACGTAAAAATATATCCTTCATTTACCCAATCACTGCAATAATCTTTAAATGTTAAAATATACGAGATGTGAGTATAACGATATACACAAACAATAGCAGAGACAACAAGGGGAAGCTAATCAATTGTGTCCAAGAAACATCTTGGAACATCGATGTGGGGACATGACGATCTTGAGGATTGTCATAAGAACCATCATTACGATCTGCAGTTTTCCAATTAGGTGTTTTCATGATACGGTCATTCATAGATTCATTGAACATATCACGAATAACTTTAGCTCGGGTGTTGTCATACATTCTACGTTTGTAGTATTTGTCCACCGTAAGATCTTCCACATTCTTGACATCCGCAAATGAAGAAGGATACGGTTCCAGACTCCTTGTATCACTCGCAGGTATCTCATATTGAGACTTATCTTCATCATATCTCCAATATTTATCTTGAAACTTACAATATCCACCATCCTGAGTGGGGATACATGAACCGACATTTCCATCGTCATCTTTGTCACAACAATGTTGTTGACATTCGGGTTTGCTCCATTCACTGTTGTCTACAGAAAAACAATTTCGGGTCATATAAGGAACACCTCCGCCTTCTTTGATATTAGGATCGTCCGAAGAAATACCACCACAACAGGTTTGATAGGTCATTTACTAATGACATACAATAGAAAAAAAACCACATATGTGGTCAAACTAACTAATCTAACTAAGCGAATGAATCTAACATACAAGTTACTCTTTACTGGTCTTGCCGGCTGTTTTACGAACCGTTTGTAATCGGCGTCGCCAGTGTTCTCTGTCTGTTTCTGTGAAGTATTGAGAGACTTCATGTATGATATCCATCGGAATCGCGCGACCCTTTTCACTTTCTGATATCTTAGCTAAGGTTAATCGTTGTTTAGCGATTTCTGTGTCCTTCTGAATCTCAGATTGTATCAAATCAACTTGAATCTTTCGGAAAAACACATTCCATCCTGATACAGAATATGACTTGTTTAATGTTTCCAGTTTGGACATTTTTGCATCGATATATTCTTTCGAATATTCTGAAAACTGAGCATGCATCTGGTTTCGAATAGTATCACTATCCATTGTAATTGAACCATAGTAATCCATCATTGTGTGAGTAATTGAGTGAGTAATTAAGTGAGTATTGAATTACAAACATAAGACAAAATCAAATTTAAAGAAATTTGTCAAACGTCAAACACACTTATCCTTTCTTTGCAAAGATCAAAGATATGTTGGTGACGACAATTACGACATAAATCAGAAAGCTTATCTTGGGTGACTTCTGATACAACTGATACATCCAGTAAGATTGTCGGTATCAATATACCCAAGGAATAGGTATCCACATGTTTGAAAAAATAATCAACAGATCTTTGTTTACGTTTTCCGCTGATTCTATCAGAAAGATAGTCACGTAATTTCTTTGTTTGATCTGGAATACCCAGAACGTTTTCATATATACATATATAATCATCAAAATGATCCCTTTCTGCATACATTTTTGATTCTTGTGTCAATTGTTTTTTTGTCATAGCATTGCACATGTATTCATAGGGATAAGGTTCATACATACGATGTATTTTTGTGATAAACTTTAATCTCTTAGAAAGATAATTCATTTGCGAAAGTGTGCAAGACAAGCCAAAGTCAATTAGTTTAGAGACCCCTCTTTTGATAACGACATTACCGCTAGACAAATCACCGTGTAACATATTGTTAATTTTCATTTCAGTAATCCCGTGCTCGAGGTTCAATAATGTCTTGTGTAATTTAAGTAGTGCATCATCAAACCTTTTCTGTGAATCAAACAAAGGCGATGCATACATACCCGTGGCCAAATCATCCAATGCTTCTCCTCCATAAGTTCCAATCAACAAGGGGTATTTTGAACGCGGATGCGCTTTAATATTTTTTCTATCAAGACATGTCTTGATATCAGATGTTTTCGATATAATTTCATAGGGTCTCGTGTAACAATAATCATCCCACAAAATAGCCCAATCTTCATATCCAGGAATTTTTCGGATATATTGATTCATTTTGTATTCTCTATCAGATGAACGTTTGTTGTAAGCGACCTTTGAAATGTAATTTGAACGTTTGATATCACGTTTTGTTTGCGCTCCCTTTCTACGACGTCGCTTGTGTTTCTTTGTATCACATGTAAGGGCCGGGCGAAAGATACAACCTTGTCCCCCAGAAGCAATCAATCGATTGCGTTTCAGTGTCTTTTTGTGTTTTTTCATATCTTAGTTACTACAACATAGAAAATATCTAATCAGAATATAATGAGCAACGATTTACCTGTCGAAGTAAGAAACAATATCAACAATGGAAACTTCTGTGGCCCCGATTATTATGTAAAGAGATCAGAAAATGCCAAAGACATTCAAGAACAATGCATGAAATGTCCTCCAGGAAAAGATGAATGGTATTTTCAGGAGGCGTCTGAAAAGATTCCACCCAATACAAGATTAACCGATAGACAACTTAATCAACTTAAGCAATGTTCTGGAGGAAGCACCGTAACTCCCGATTTTATACGGACTCTTGACCCGAATTTCAGAGAAACAGATGCATCGGGAGTGCCCACATGGAAATCACTTCAACAAAGTGAAAATGTAAAACATTGTGCTGTAGATCCATTGTCAGGTAAAGTCACAGACAATGAAACATGTCAAAGAGATTCGATAGATAAACCAGCAACACCGCCTGACACATATGAAACACAATTTAAATTGTTTACCGATTGCATCAACAAAAATGTATCAAAGATAGATGATGAATTTCAACTTGTCAATAAATTAAAAGAGTTGTCTATGAAAGACATAAACCATTGTTTAGAAACATTGCCTCCCACAGACATATGTGATCAAGGATATTCTGAGATGTATATAAGTGTGCCTTCCATATATTTGAAACAAAATGGTATAACTCAACTGTCTACAAAACAACAAACAGCATATGACAGAACCATTCGTCAATTGTCAAGAGAGGCATATGTAACTGAAAGTAGCACATGTGGTAACGTAACAAGTAAAACCGCATCGATGAATAACATCTCAAACGATCAAATAAAAGATGTCTATCCATCACTACCCATTTCACAGGGAGTCTCGGTGTTTCAATCGTTTGTCAAAGGAATCTTAGACTTTATTGTAAGTGTTCTAGAAGAAATCGGTATATGGCCCGAAAACAATACTTCAGTCCGCCAATTGATAGTTATCGCGACAAGAGTGGCGATATTCACACTCGTGATTATGGCTATACTCTATATGACATCTTCTATGAAGTCTCATGGAGGTAATAAAACGTGATTTAAACACATCTGTCGAAATATGAATTGTTAGATACACATGCCATCGCGTTCCATGACGCAAGAAACAGTCTGGGAAACAGTAGACCGTGAACGATTCAGTGTTTTTATAAGAGATTTGTCTCAGAGTGTCAATACCAATCTGAAACATATGATAGAAGATTCAGAAAAGAGTCTTCCAAATCCCCCCAGAAACAATAGCAAAAAGAAAAAGAAGTTATCCAAAAAAGAGCAGATAATCATGCAAAATACTCAGAGATTACATCAAAAACATGTAGATCGAGACAAACAAACAATACGCTATCTGTTAGACAATTTTCAGCCAAAGACTCCTTATGAAGGTTTTATCAAGTTGCATACAAAAGAAGCGAAACAAGAATACAAAGTAAGATTGTTAGATTTGTATTGGAATCACAAACATCGCAAAAAGTATATACATCATATAATCAACCTATGTTATCACTTAAAACGAGACGAGTTGTCTTTGACACAACAGGAAACGCTGGATATGATTCGTAATAAGTTGCGCAAGTATGATTTGAAATCCTATATGTTAGACAAAATGGGACATTTGTTGCCTCCTCTCAATTTTTGGGATCATGAAAGAAAACTAGATGAATGGCAGAAAGATGTCATTGCACGAATAAGAAACCGAGAATCGATTCTGGTAAAAGCGCCAACATCTGCGGGGAAAACATTTGTTGCAATGAGCACGGGTGTATTGCATCAAAAGGTTTTGTATGTATGTCCTGCGAAACCTGTTGCCTATCAAGTGGGTTCAGCATTTGTGAAAATGGGTTATCGCGTGCATTATCTCGTCAACAATCATTGCGAGAACTCATATGACAAACAAACAAATATCTTTGTCGGTGTGCCTGAAACAATCGAAGAATGCTTGCCTAAAATCGGCTTGAAATATGATTATGCGGTGTTTGATGAAATACATACCTTAGATGACCCGAATACAGGATTGTCATATGAAAATCTGATAAAATTACTAGACTGTCCATGCCTAGCATTATCTGCGACAATTGGGAACATTGAGTTTCTACGAGATATGTTTCAAAAGTATCACAGTCATCCCATACATTATGTAGAATACACAACACGTTTTATCAATCAACAACGATGGGTATATGACTCTGACAATACAAGTTTACGCAAATTGCATCCAATTGTATCGTTGGATACTGACAGTCCAGAATCCTTTCTGAGCATTACCATGACTGCAAGTGATTGTTCCAAATTATATACAATATTAAGTGAAACATTTGAAGATAACTCTGAAACAGAAGATATCATAGAAAAACTCGATCCAGATGAGTATTTCCCTGAAGATCGCTTACTGACACTAGATGATGTCAAACAATGGGAATCATCACTCAAACAAACCGTGGTAGATTTGACTGTATCAAACAAGTCAAAGATACAAGAGATTCAAAACGGGTGTCAAAAAGAATATCCTATCAAAGATACATTAGAAGATTTAGTGCCATTACTTCAAACATGTCAAACAAAGGATTTGCTTCCGATGCTTTATTTTCATACACACGAAGATACAGTCAAAGAAATATATTTACATTTAGATGAGTCATTACGAAACAAAGAGATGGAAAAATATCCTTATCATTATCATATATTAGAACAAAAAGAGTCTTATTATCAAGAGTATTTGAAAAAACGAGATGTATTTGAAGGAAATATCAAAATCAAGGGTTCAAAAGATGCAATGACAGACAAACAAGCGAAGTTAGAGAGATATGACAGAGAACAAAAGATGCACTATATGATGAAAGTTAGACATTTGTATGAATGGTGTATACATCAATGTGACAAGCATGAAGTATTGGAAACTACCATCCGATTACAAAAAGAACATCTGAAACGAGACAAAGAGCGATTTACACAAAATCCCGATTTTCGTTCACAAGATGTCTTTCAAAAGCACCCAGAATTTTGCTTTGTAAGAGGTGATCCGATGAGTGGCGATGAAATAAGAAATATCAAACGAAACTTGCGAAACTCAACCGGACAGACACTCGATTATACACATCCATTGTTTCAACTATTGAAACGAGGGATTGGCGTGTATCTTCATAGCTTTCCAGATGAATACAATCGTGTCGTGCAGACCCTATTAAGTCAGAAGAAGTTGGGTGTTGTCTTATCTGATAAAACTCTGTGCTTAGGAATCGATTTACCGATTCGAACCGTGGCTTTCTCGGGATACAAACAACCCGATTATACCACCAGTGATTATCTGCAGATGAGTGGTCGTGCGGGTCGCCGAGGCCACGATAATCAAGGAAACATCATATTTCATCATGTATCCAATTACAAACAATTGATGAGAGGAGAACTTCCTCAACTCAAAGGATCCTCTCAACAGATTCATGTGGGATACAATGCCTTGCAACAATTACTTCCCGATGCAAACTTACAACATATTCATACGAGTCGTATCAATCTGGAGACAAATCCTCTCCTCAATCAAATCGTGGATTATACTGATAATCGCTATACTCGGCTAGAATGGTTATGCAGAAATTATGAAAACGGTCATGCATTTATAAGTCAGTTACACAAGCTCGAAAAACAAGTGTTTCGTCAAAGTGAACATGAAAGAGAAGAATGGCTATTGTCTTATTTGATATCACAACTAGGACATAGTGATAGATTAATCAATGTATTAAAAACCAATCGCATCGATAGAGACCAAACACAGACTCTTCAAGAATTACATACACTAGGAGAATGTATGAGGCACATGATACGAAATCTCAATCAAATCCAATGTAAACTTACAATTACACATCTACAACACCTGTTTCAAAAGATACGAACGATAGTCACAAAATACAGGTTTGAATGATATCACAAATTTGATTTAAGGGTTTTTGACATATTATAACAAAGAACATGCTACGAAACCCCAAGAAGGCACTTGTAAAGAGACGAACCGAGTGTCAACATGATTTCCAAACACGATTGAAACATATCCGCATCAATCAAATTGTGGATGCTCTTCAAGATGCGATGATGGGTTCTGAAAATCACGAATCGACAAATGAAGCATTCTTTATGACGGGTCCGGTATCAAGATTTCGTCAAGATTTTCGACGATTGCCCGATATCCCTGATTCTTTAAACCGAAATATACGATATTTGTATACAATCATTGGTAATCCAAGAGTCGAAGTGAACTTGCGAAAAAAACGTGAAAATCAGTTTGCTCAAGATTGGACAGTGATGAGTTTAAATGAATCACTGAGACGATACAACAAATTAGTCAAACAAGGACAAAAAAGAATCTTTGATATTGCCTTTACTTATGCTGGATTGGGACACATAAGATTGCTCAGTTGTGATTTAACTACACACAACTTGTTTTACAGAATGGACGGAGGAAGCAACGGATGGGAACGAGAAGACAATAAAAAACAATTGCTCACATTGGTTCCATCTGTAGCAGATCAATTTACCTTTATTGAATGGTTTCGTCACTTTCTTTGAATACACTGATACACTTATGACATATACATTTTTCTATTCTTGATTTTTTTTCACAATTCATTGCATATTTAGGCACACAATGAATACACCAAGCGACATGATGCATGGCACCAATGCGATTGGGTTTTTGACAATGTTGTCCATAACAAGTTCCTGCAATTTGACAGCAGTAAAATTGATTACAGCCTGCACAATGAATTTGGATGCCTTCATCTCCAAGTGGCTTGACTCGTTTACATCCATGACACAAGATACCATTCATTTCAATCACTTGTTCTGATTTGGATTCCGGTGGAGAGGGATGAACCCGTGTATTTCTTAGTCGACGGATGCGTCTTCTGGCTCGTTTTGTTTTTCTTGTGACGCACATTGTTTGTATGTTTGTATAGTATGTGATTTATTTGATATGTCAAATAAACGACTCAAATTTTGAAAATTAATTTCTAGGATAACAACATAATGGAAACGATTAGTGAAATCAATGAGTTGTTGTCAACCAAAATGTGTTCGCCCGTGATAATTTATGCGGTCACACTTGTTGTGTCAATTATCAGTGTGTATTTGTGTCGTGAAAGAATGAAGAGATACAATACACAAAAGATGGAGAATCTATACAACATGTTTACGATGCAAGAACTCAAGTTTATGTTAGTATTAGGTGTAGTCATGTTTGGCTTGTGTCAATACAAAAAGACTGAGTTAGCGTGGATTTTCTTGATTTTCCCTGTGATCTACATCTTGATCCAAAATGCTCTTCTTTACATTCATGTATCTTCAGCAGTGCAAAATGCCCCGGCTGTCAAACCTCAAGTCGCAAGTCAATATGGTGCAGGAATGAGCGCACCGTTGATGGGTCAAGGACCCTCGGTTCCTGTAGCAACACAACCCGCTGTGAAAGTCCCTCCAGTTCAAAAAGAAGAATATGTTCTTCCTAAAATGACCAGTCAAAGCACGTCCATGGGAGGTGGAGGTGCTTTTGGTGGTGCTGGTTCAGGCATGGATGTCAGCGGATATAATTTATAAATGTTTTGCGTATTTCATAATATTTTTATATAGTTTGTTCAGTTATACACATGACTGAAGAAACCGGTTTGGTTCCACCTTCTGAAAGTTTTACATACAAAGATCAAGTATGTGAAATCATTGAAACGCTAACGCTCGATTCTGATGATGACATCAATCGCACAAAACAAAGTATTCTGAAGAATCGATTTTTATCAGAAGTGTTAAACTATGAGTCTCGCAAACAACATACAAAAAAATATTACGATGTGTTTCGGTTTATAGTGACAACTGGTTCGATTATGATACCTGCAATCATGTCAGTCGGTCAAATGGATCCTGAAAAGTTACCCAATCATTTTGATGAGATCAGTTATTGGGCATCGTTTTTTATATCTTTATCGGTGACTATCAGTAATGGTTTCTTACAGTTGTTTTCGATTGACAAAAATTATCTAGAGTTTTCATTAACTACAGAACAGTTAAAAACAGAAGGATGGCAGTTTTTTCAATTAACAGGAAAATATGAAGATTACTCTGATCACATAACTGCATACAAACCTTTTTCAAAATCGGTAGAAAACATTAAGAGAAAACAAGTCGAAAAAGAGTTTCAAGGTAAAGGAGATGTCAACAAAAACAAAAAAGACAAAGAAAAAGAAAAGGCCAATGAACAACTCAAGAAAACAGATGAAAAGATGGACATGCTATTAAACTTGGTTTCAGGAGGTGTAAAAAATACGATAGGTGATGTCCGTTCTATCCTGACCCAATCAGTGACTGATACTCGTAGCGCGGTTGGTCAAGCCGTTGGTCAATCCATAGGCGGAACCGAAAAACCACCCGATACAGAAGATCCTCAGCAAGCTAAACAGCAAGCCAAACAACAGATCTTAGATGAAATCAATGACTAAAATAAATAAATCATATAATTATATGAGACAATATGAATATCTGAAAAGGATTATACTAGGGTCCACTTTGTTGTATATTTTATTCCTAGTTGCGCGATATATACTGAATCCTTCAGGAGACTATTTGAAAGAGTTGTTTCCAAATGAATTCTTGTTATGGAAAGGATGGCATCTAGTCGTATTCTTCTTATTGGGATATTATTCTCCGAATTACTGGTATCTGTCACTGTTTCTAGGTATGTTATGGGAATTCACTGAATTTGTGATTGACAAAACTGATATAATCAATAAACTAATTGGAAATAATGCACAAATATCGCTCTACAAAGAGAGTGACTTCGCGTTAAATTCAATTGGATTGATCCTCGGATACTTTTTCCGTATGGTTACGAGATAATCAGAATAGTCAATTTGTGTCTTACACTAGATTTAAAGAGTTTTCTAATTTATTCTTATAGTATACAATGAATTTAGTAGAATTGTGCTTGAATGCATTGTGTTCATTAACTCGGTTAAAGCGATTTTCATATTATCGCCCGATTATTCCTTTAGAAAATAGTGATAGAGTCATTCCCACAGACAATCCCCGGAAGATTGTTTCATGGAATGTTCAGGGATTATTTTTTTACATGAATAATTCTAAGCTGATCAATTTGTTACGAGAAATACGGAATTTGGATGCAGATGTGATATGTTTACAAGAAGTCTTTGAAGATTACTTGAAATACAACTTAGTGCATAGACTTTCTGACATCTATCCGTATTATTTGTCGGGAAATCTCGATAAAAGATACATAGTGGGAGAAGATAGTGGATTGTTAGTGTTATCTAAGTATCCATTACAATTTCAAAAAGAATGTATATTAGACGATTGCTCATTTCCGGATACAATGTCAAACAAAAGTATCTTGTATTTCCGTGCGGGAAATCGCAATTTCGCGACAGCTCATTTACAATCATCAGATATACGAGGAAATACGCGAGTCTCTGTGTCACAAATACAGAGAATCAAAACACAATCTCCCTTTCGAAACTATCTGGTATGTGGAGATTTGAATCATCCAAGTGCCTATCATTTCTTGGGTTGTGAGTGTAACAATCGTAGCTCAACATGTGATGACGAAACTCTGGATTACATTCTTCCTATGGGAGAACTTCCCACGAAACTATACCTACATGTTCCCGAGATAGACATCACAGGGTGTAGCGATCACAAACCGTTGATTGCCGAGATTCAATGACAAACTTAATTTACATTCGGATAAGGTTAGCGACGCTTTCGGCATCGCTTAGTTTTGTCGTTTCGGTAGCATTTGCGAGATTGCTTGGTCCCGTTCACGCATCGTCCCGTAGTTGCACGATAATCGCATTTTTTTGTAGCTTTCTTCTTAGGAGTCTTTTTACGAGCTTTCTTAGGAGGACCTTTCGAGCCCTTGGAAACCAGATACTCGGCAAACTTTGGACACTTGAGTTTTACCGCATACTCTACGGGCGTCTTACCATTTTCATCCTCATTATCTGGGTCTACTCTGTATTTATTGAATAGAATCTCTAATACATGAAAATACGGACTGTCAGAGACTTTGGAGCTCGTTTTTCGGAGTTTCTTGTAGTATCGTATAGCTGCCTTGACAAACTCGGCATAATACTGATCCAAGACAACGCTTCTGAAATCACCCCGGGTTTCTCCTTTATGTAACAGTTCGGCGAGTTCATCATTCATATCCGTTACTTCATTTACAGGATAGATCGTTATCATAGGTGATGACAAATCTTCCATGAGTTCATACACACGACTTGTCATTATATATGATATGTAAATATATTCTTTGACAAACTTGGGAGATAAACAGTCATAAAATAGTCTTAAATTTGAAGACTCGTTTGAAACAAACACTCAAAACAAACAACTAATAAACTCAAACTCAAACACAAACAACTAACAACACCCTTGTATAAACAAACAACTAAATAAAGATGGCGATGATGGTTTCTCCTTACAACCAAGTTACTGTGCGCGAGCACAATGTCATTGACACTCGCGAAGATATCAAAGATATCTTGGTCAAGGTTTTCGGAGATATCCATATCACATCTTACATCTTTGATTTGCTGACACAAGCAAATGACCAAGAGGCCCGCGTATTTCACACATCTCTGCGTGGAGCGTGGTCATATTATGATGAATCAAATAAGCCACAATATATCCAAAACACACCTACATCAGTCATTCTGCGCAAAAAGGATGATTCAAATGATGAACATTACAATTACAAATTGTGTGGTGAATACCTTGTGAATGTAAAACCACGAAAATACAAGGGATACGGATGGAAGATGAAAACAATGCCATATGATCTTCTCCGCGAATTACAATTTCAAAATACCGAATTGTATTGTGGATTAACGATATCACAACGCAAGCCAGATGTGGGAAAGTATAAGTGTTCGGAAAGAGCATTGTATTGGCACAACACATACATTGATGGTTATGCCGAAATGCTCGTGGATGACATCATGAAGCAGGTGAAAAAGACACTGAAAGACGTATCTTTCAAATATGCCATGATGATGGAAGATTTCATGGAAACTGAATCACAAGAAAACTTTTTACATAATGGTCCCGTGCTCAAACTCACTCTAGACAAAGATTACGATTTGTGGGTCACTTTTGCACTGGATGATAAGAAGAATGAGTTTTATGGAATCACAGTCTCCAAACAATCGTCTAAGAATCCGTATTATGATGATTATGATACTGATGAAGAGGATGAAGATGAAGATGTTCTCAAAGAAATCTTCTCAACAGAGGGGCTAATCGTAAATGGGAAAGTCATCTTTGATGACTTTCAAACTGATATAGCCACGGATGTTGGCATTGGAGATATTGTTGCTAAATACAAAAAAGAACAACTGATTCAAGAGTTTGGACCACTCTGGGATGAAATTGAGGACGTAGGTGATTTTCTTAAAGCACGTTTTAACTTTGATATTCACAATTCTGCATTATATGAATTGTGTGTACACAAAATGAAGTATATGACGAAGGATGTTAAGTATTTACGAGACAGTGGATATTCGGATGACATCTATGGTTACGCATATCATCATGAACGGTTGCGTTTGCAAAACACATGGTTTGATTTTGAATCACGCAGATGTATTCACATCGACGGAAAAGTATGGAAGTTCTTGTAGGGATATTGTGTAATTGATGTTATGTGATGTAATAAAATTTTTTATTGTTGGTTTGGAAAAAAATTGTCCATGTAGTATTGACTATTCGTCACATACTTAAACTTGTCATCCATTAATTGTGTATTGCCTTCAACGTATTTTGTGAAAAGTAATTCAAAATATTTTTGTAATCCCTCCATCCGTTCTTGACGTCCTTCGCGTTTTAGCCCTCCTAGATTCAGCTTCTTTCCGGGGAACATGCTACGCAACTCTTGTCCAAGAAGATCCGGACCGTATCCGGGGGATTTCGGATAATAGTAATACATTAACGCACTATAGCGATCTAATATTCTCTGTATGTGTGTTACACCATCCTTTGTGAAATTGATTGTGATAAGATAATAGTCTATACCGGGTACCAACTCTTTAGGCTGGTGGGGAGGATATGGATCGTGAGGATTTACTAATGAATTTACAAGTTCGACTTTAACGGTGACTGGGGGTGTATTTTGCTCGGCCGGTTCTTCTGCTCTAGAGACATCAGCGACAGACGTGGTTTCTGCTGCTTCAGCGACATCAGCTCCATCAGCGACAGGCGTGGTTTCTGCTTCTCCAGCGAAAGGCGTGGTTTCTGCTTCTCCAGCGAAAGCTGGGTTAATCGTTGTTCTCGTTGAAGAATCAGAACCACCGATGAGTTTGTAGCGACGACTTGTTCTTCTTCTGGCTCTGCGACTGGTTCTGCGACTTGCCCTGCGACTGGCTCTGCGACTTGCCCTGCGACTTGTTTTTCGGCGACTGGTTCTACGACGACTAGTTCTGCGACGACTAGTTCTGCGAACACGAGTATATTTCCTAGACATGTATATTATATAGTATAAAAAATTTGATGGCTAGTTAAATAATATTTCACACGATTACTTATAGCCATCCATGTCTGCCAAAAACTTGAGTTCGCAATATCAAAAGAAAGATCTTCACTCTCACATTTATGATACACCCGATACCTATGTGGGAGGTTGCGACTTGATTGAAGAGTCTTTGGGAGTCTTTGATGATACACAAAACCGAATTGTCACTGCACCCACAGAGTTTATTCCTGCATTATACAACATATTTAATGAGATTTTGGTCAACTCGCGAGACCAAGTGATACGTTTACAAACATCGGGTGGTTCTTCTGATATCCCAGTGAAATCAATCCGAGTTGAAATCGATGCAGAAAAGGGTCAGATATCGGTATACAATGATGGTTCAGGAATTGATGTCGTCGAGCATCCAACAGAAACCAAAAATGGAAAACCTCTTTACATTCCTGAGATGATATTTGGGCACTTGTTAACATCAACCAACTACAACAAACAAGAAACCAAGGTTGTCGGCGGTAAGAATGGGTATGGAGCCAAACTTACCAACATCTTTTCCACCAAGTTTAAACTGGAAACAGTGGATCATGTGAGACAAAAGAAATACGTGCAAGAGTTTTCAAACAATATGAGACAATCCAAGAAACCGAAGATAACTGATTATGATAAGAAACCCTATACACGAATCACATGGATTGCGGATTTCCAGAGATTTGGTGTGGATGGATATTCTGATTCAATGATATCATTGATGAAACGACGTGTGTATGATATAGCGGGTATCACTGATCCTAAAGTAAGTGTGTCTCTAAACAAACATGTGTTGAAGGTGAAAACCTTTCCTGATTATGCGAAAATGTATCTTGAAAAGAATGCAATATGTTTGTCAACCCAACTTGGTGAAAGATGGTCATTGTGTGTGAGTCTCTCTGAAGATAAGTTTGAACAAGTATCCTTTGTCAATGGAATCGCAACATCGAAAGGAGGCAAGCATGTGGATACAGTAACAAAGATGCTGACTAGTGCATTGAAAGCACAAATCAAAAAGAGGGCAAAACGAGATGTCAATGAAACTTACATCAAAAACTATCTCAAAGTATTCTTAGATTGTATGATAGACAATCCATCTTTTGATAGTCAAACAAAAGAAAGGTTAATTACACCTGCGAGTAAGTTTGGGTCCAAACCAGTCATACCGGACAAGTTTGTGAAACAAATCCTAGACAAAACAGAACTATTAGACCGAGTATTACAGTTTACAGAATTCAAGATGAATAAAGAAAGCAAAAAGACAGATGGTCGCAAGAGGTCGAAGATAAGAGACATCCCCAAGCTGGACGATGCAAACTGGGCGGGAACCAAGCGTTCAGAAGAGTGTATACTCATACTCACTGAAGGAGATTCAGCTAAAACCATGGCTATATCGGGTCTGTCAGTTGTAGGACGTGATCGTTATGGTGTCTTTCCACTGAGAGGTAAAGTGTTAAACGTGAAAGAAGCATCGCAAACACAAATCACAAACAATTCAGAAGTAACGAATCTCAAAAAGATATTGGGGTTAGAGAGTGGTAAAGTATATCAATCAACCAAATCATTGAGATATGGGTCGATCATGATTATGACGGACCAAGATCATGATGGTTCACATATCAAAGGATTATTGATGAACTTGTTTCATACGTTGTGGCCATCTCTACTGAATCTCAAAGACAAAAACTTCTTGACAGCCATGATTACTCCGATTGTCAAGGTGACAAAGGGGAAACACGTGAAATCATTTTACACAATGACAGATTATGAACATTGGCAAGAATCAACATCTGATCATCGTAAATGGCATGTCAAATATTACAAGGGATTAGGCACAAGTAGTGCATCTGAAGCAAGAGATTATTTCAGACAGCTTAAGATAAATGAGTTCTTGTATACATCTGAAACAGATGATAGTATGAGCCTAGCATTTAGCAAATCAGAAGCAGACAAACGCAAAGAGTGGTTGTATCAATATGATCATTCAAGTATCTTAGATCACAATTCAACGCATATACCCATCAAAGAGTTTATCAACAAAGAACTGATACACTTTTCCAATAGTGATACTTTCCGATCAATCGGTTCATTGTATGATGGATTGAAACCAAGTCAGAGAAAGGTATTGTATGCGTGTTTGAAAAGACATTTGTATAAAGAAATCAAAGTCGCACAATTGTCTGGATATGTGAGTGAAACATCAGCTTATCATCACGGCGAAGCTTCATTACAGTCAACGATAATTGGAATGGCCCAAACCTTTGTAGGATCAAATAATCTCAACTTACTGATGCCGAATGGTCAGTTTGGAACTCGAATCCAAGGGGGTCATGATTCAGCAAGTCCTAGGTATATTCACACAGAATTAAATCCGATAGTGCAACACTTGTTTCCTAAAGAGGATATGAGTCTTTTAGAATACAATGTGGATGATGGTCAAACAGTCGAACCCCTACATTATCTACCGATTATACCCTTGGTATTAGTGAATGGAATGAATGGTATCGGAACTGGATTTAGTAGTCATGTTCCTAAGTTTTCCATTACGGATGTGACAGAAAACATCTTGAGGAGAATGAGGGGCGAAGGATACAAACCGATGGCGCCTTATTACAATGGTTTTACGGGACAGATACTCAAAGTAGATGATAAAACATACATGAGTAAAGGTGTTTACAAAGTTGTCAACAATACAACGATTGAAATCACAGAGTTACCTATCGGAAAATGGACAGATGATTACAAAAAGTTTCTGGATTCATTGTTACCCGATGATAGCAGTGCCAAGAAATCCAAAGAAAAGAAAAAGAAGCCCAAGTATTCAATAGTGGATTATCAGAATAATTCTTCAGACACACGTGTGCATTTCACGGTTACACTTCCACAAGGCATGATGGCTAGTTTGCAATGGTCAGAAGATCCTCACATAGATGGTATTGAGAAATATTTCAAGTTGACGACTACCAAGGGATTGTCATTAAACAATATTCATTTGTATAATGGTAAACAACAAATACAAAAGTATCTTAACTTGAATGAGATTATGGATGAGTTTTATGAAGCGAGACGAGAGTTGTATGTAAAACGAAAAGATTCACAATTGAAAGACTTTGAACGTGAAATAACAATCTTAGATGCGAGGATTCGGTTCTTACGAGATGTGATGGAAGATCGTATAGTGATATACAAGAGAAAGAAACCCGATATTATTCAAGATTTACGAAAACACAAGTATCCTCAAGTGCATGATAAACAAGTCATTCCTGTAGACCAACACGATACATCTGAAAAGACTCATCATTATGATTATCTTGTAAAGATGTCTTTGTTAAGCTTTACAGAAGAAGAGTTACACAAGTTGCAACAGGAATATTCAGATACAGTGTGTTCATACAAAACGTTACAACAAACGAGTATTGATGAAATATGGTCAAGTGAGTGTGGAAGGTTGGTAGAATCTCTGAAATAATCTTCTAGAGGGTATAATATAGACAATGTCCGCGAGTTATTTGAATAATTTGTCACCGGATTTCAAAGCGACGGGTTCCTCTAATTTTTTTACATGGGATTCCTCTCTTCCAGACAATGGAGCTGACACAAGTATAGGATATGATATTGATGGAGCCAAGTATAATATCAGAGGAAATGAATATGGAGATTATGATCAATATGTGCAACCCCATTTATCGGCGGGAGAAACGATTGTTCCGGCAAAACAAGACATAGGTCCATCTGATTATGTAGAGTCTGAAGAAAACGATGGTAATAGATACTACAACTTGAAGACCATGTTAGATATGAACACAGAACCAACAGTAGATGATATGATTGTAATAAATAATGGACGCGTCGGAGATGCAAGTCAGGGTTCTTCAAGAGGACCCTTCAATCCGGGAGCAGATTTAACGATGGTTCATGACAACAAAGAATCATCGATTCGAGGAATCTTGGATGAGAATGCAGTTAATTCGGTATTTTTTTCAGACATGAATGTTAAGGTGTTGAACGATGCGATGAGATATGGCGTGTATCAGAAAACAAACCAAGTGATTGGACCTCAATCGCAAAATGAGTTATACATTATCATGAGATCTATAATGTTACAGTTTGCAAACTTTCAGGCTGCAGCAGACAAAGTGATAGAAGAGGTAAAGATGTTAAATCAAAAAGTGTTAACCTATTGTATTGACATTGTATCATCCAATGTGTTACAACAGAAAAAATACTTAGAAGATATTGAAACCTTACCTGTTCCGATTGACAGACCCCAATATGTGGAACATCCTAAAAATCTAACTTATGACATATCAAATCTTTTGTAAGTTATTGTATATGAAATATAAGAAACGCAAATCAAAGAAATTCAATAAAAGGACAAGACGCATTCTTCGCTCGAAACGGTATTCGCGTAAAACTATGAACAAGAAAAAGAAAAAGAGACATAGCCAAAGAAAGGTGAAAAGAAATCATAGGATAAAGTTTGGAGCGGGTGAAAGAGAAGAGGGAAGTGAAAGGATAGTGGATATAACAGATAAAGAAGAAGATGTTTTCCCTGGTGCGACTCCACCATTACCCAATCCTGTTGCTTATTCAGAATCACCCATGGTTGATCCATTAGCTGAAGTGGTTGATATGGTGTTTGAGCAATCAGAAGATGGAAGCTACAGAATACCTCCTAACAAAGTTGCTCTAGTATCAGCTCATGGAGAGGGTTTACATAATTTCACTGTTGTTCCAGAAGGGATAACCATAATTTTCGCCCATGGATCAGGTATAGCTAAAAATATGCTACCACTTCAGATGGATAACTCTGAAGAAGGAGTGCAACTTGATTATAAAGGACATTCAATATACCCCCCCGGTTCATTGATTCAAGATTATATTTTAATGATGAATCCATTTTACCCACAGGATGTAGGTGAGAAGGATCGTATGTTTACCTATTGTGGTCTTCTAGATTTGTCTTTGGAATGGCCGGCGCATAAAGAGATGGCACCTATTCAAGTGGATGCCGCGAGCGAATACAAAAATGAAATGTTGGCTGTAGAATTATTGAATAAAGAGTATAATAATGTAGGTATTCATGTAAAGTTTACATTTTATGAACCCACAGAAGCTGGACGACAGGAATTCATGAAAGCAATAACACAGACGATCAAGATAGAAGAAGCCATCGGTGACATATGTGAAATTTGTTTAGAAATCTATGAATCTGACTTTGATTACGGAAATAATTACCAAAAAGCCGCATACAGAATGGCTGAATCTGTTGGGCTAGTAAATCATTTAAACGAAATAATAGAAATTATTAAACAACAAGATTTTACTAATCCTTTATTCGCTAAGTATAGGTTTGGAAAAGGGTATCTCTATGCAGTTTTTTATGTGGAGCCTGTAGCCCCTCCGAGAGGAATTGCTGATGCTGGAATTAGAACAACTTTATCACAAAAATATGAGACTTTATCTGAATTGGATATTGGGGAAAGTGATGTTCAAGAGCGTGATGATGAAGATGATATTATAGCTAAATATTTGCTTAGAAATAATGAAAATGTATATAAAAATACAGAATTACAACTAGACTGGAGAACAGGTCACATGCCCTTCAAAGAGATCAAATTGAGTGAATTATTTCATAGATTACATACTCAACAAACTGGTGGAGAAAGTGTCCCGAGCGTTTTGATCGGAAATTTTTGCCGTTCAGGTGATATTCAAGATATCAGCACTATTGTGTCCCAATGTCGTGAAAGTGAAAGTGAACCGGATTTGAGTTATTACTTTCAAGAAACACGCTTTCATGCTTCAAGAAAAACTTCAATACAAGAGGGACCTGATTTGTTAAGAACTAAATCTCTAGCAAACAATTTGACAACTCGCAACTTCCGTGAAATACAGACTTTTGTATTACAATGCATAGGAGATCAAGGGGAGGGGGAGACATGGAAAGAGGAGATGAAACAAATGATAGAATCGAGGGTTTCTATGTCTCTACCCGTAGAATATACAACAGAAGAATTATGTCGAATACTGTATGTCTATATCGAGTGTCTACCTATCTACTCAAATGAACTTGTGAGAGAGGTCCCCGTGTCTTCATAATCGAGATTAACTTGTCTAAAAATCTAACTTATGACATCTCAAACCTTCTTTAATGGTTTTGAAAACAACATGTATAAACCGATACATATGATAAATAGGGAGAAAAAGATTCGTATTTTTTGTTCATCTATGTCAATCACATAGGTTGAAGATATATAAGCCGCGAGGGCAAACCATGCGGCCATATATAAACCAGATGGTATATCTGCATAACCTTTTTGATAATAACGATAGGCCGCCATTAAACCAATAGGAGGTAGTAACATGACAAGAGATGTGCCGATTCGTTGTTTAAGATTTGCATACAGACCAAACAGGGTCAACATCGGAACAATCATGATTTCTGTTCCTGCGCCAACAATCCCCGCGGCTAATCCAGAAACTATACCAACCACAGTCAAGGGTATTAGATTTGAAGATAACATAGTCTATTTATTACAGACTAGATTTTCATTCTATAATAAACACATCTAAAAAAAAGAGATCAAATGAAAAGATGACATCACTGTATTTGTCAGAATCACAGAAAAAATGTATACATCAATTCAATGAAACAAATACACCTCTGGTGATTTGGGGTTGTGTAGGATGTGGGAAAACGACTCTTGCAAAACATTTGTTATCTGAAACAAAGATGATACTCATAGACTCTTCTCATATCAGACTGCATAGAGAGATAGATATCTTGTTAGACAATCTAAATCGGGGGAATATAACGATGATGTTTCAGAGTGTGATAGATAAACGAGGATTATTAGTCGATGATATACAATTATATTATCGCGAAGATAAAAAGACATATAGTCAGTTAGTCGCAGAAGGAGAGAAAAAAAGATCCCATGTAAAAATTGTGTATACATGTGACAAATCAATGATGAGTCATAGGAAGTTTAAGAGTAATCCGTGGATACATCTACATCTGAAACGGACACCTTCATTGTATTATCAATTATGTAGGAAACTATGTCCTGGACATTCACATGATATATTAGACCAAAAGATATATGAAAGTCGCGGAAACCTACATAAACTATTGGATACACATGATGAGAAATATGATGTATTTGATGATACTGAAAGTAGTATTGAAAAGCTGTTACAAAACAAAAATGACGTAAGCCAAGTTATACGATTATCGATGGGGAATGAAACAACTATAGGATTAAACCTTTTAGATAACGCTTCTTTGATATTGCCTAAGAACTATTGGACAAGGGTGTTACCCAAGATATGTAAATGGGCCAGAGATGGAGATTTGATTGAGACATTTATGATTCGTCACCATGTATGGGATTTTCAAGAGTATGTAATACTAAATACAATCTATCCATATCAATTGTATCCTAAAAAAGATATACGCAAGGTTCCGTTTAATAAATACATAAGTCGCTCACTGGCCCAAGTGCATTCACAAAAACAACATTTACTAAGAAATAAAAAATATCTGTATCCTGTATACAACATACTAAAACAAACAACCGATCTTGAATCAGAATCAGAAAGGTTGCGTGGTCTCAAGACAACTTATGCGAAACAACTTATACAAATGATAAAATATTATTATGGGATAAGCAACAAACACAAAGAAAAAGATCTTATTTCTTGGGTTTCGTCAACTTGTAACTAATTTTAACCTCACGATTGTTCATGATAAGATTCATCGCTTGTTCGATAACGATATCGTCGTGAATCACTTTACTCAAGTTGTCTTGAATGTTAGCGCGATTCAAGGCTCGCTTTGTTTTACGTTCATTGCAACGTATCTTACCACTTTCTGTATTCAAATCTTTGATATTGTATTGTCTCATAAACTCAGTTATTTGGGGTTCTAACTGTTTGTTTTTGAGAGCTTTGAGTTCTTTGATTTTCTTTTCACATTCAGCGATTTCTTCGTCGATAGTCAGCCATCGCTTAACTTTTGTTTTGAACGTATCAATTTCTCCTTGAGGAGGAAGTTGAGGTTGTTGAAACAATGGATCTTGAGGGATGGCTTGCATGATTCTGATTTAAACATAGATATCCTTTAACTATTTTAACCTTATTATCTTATAATGAATGTGGATGTAAATGATGTAGGTGAAATTGATATGGATATGCTGATACATGTGGATGATATAGAGTATTATATACATTATGATACAGATGATGAAACAGGTGACACAGATGATTCGCCTCTATTGTTTCAGGTGTTTGGAGATAATTTGATTGGTATCTTGATACTTCACACGATATATGAAGAAATCAAACACCATCAAGTTACAATCATACAAAATGCATTCCGAAAATATATTCAAAAAAAACAAAACTGGAAGAATGAGCATCGGGTGGCTTCTATAGACTACCTAGAAGATGTGTTTCAATATGCCTACTATCCTCCAGATAAAACCTCCATGATACCCTTACTTCAAAACGGAGGGTTTTGTTATCGTTGGGCCCAGGCACGATTTAAACAAAACTGATTGCACAGATATCATATGTCTTTAAAGAGAAAACCCTTGAAGAAATGTCACACAGACAGTCGTCAAATGATAGATGATATTCATCAAGGGATAGTCAAAGATCTGGATGAAGATGAGTTAATCGAATATTATATGGACAATGGCGTGTTATTGAATGATTATTATAGTGATAAAAAAGAGGTAAAACAAGACACAAATCATGGTATACTTCGTTTTTTCAATAGTAATCAAACAGAAACTGAAGACACAGAAGAAAGAATACAAAAACATGATTTATTTAATCAATATCTGTCAAACACAGATGATACAGTATTAAGACAAGAACATACAGATGAAACGCCAACACAATGTTCAAGTTGTAGGGTTCCTTTGACAATGGATATGGTGACAGGTTTGTTAGGATGTCCTAAATGTGGATACACAGAAGATGTGTTGATATTTTCAGAAAAAGGATCTTACAATGATCCACCGAAAGAGGCAAATTATTTTGCATACAAACGAATCAATCATTTTAATGAGTGGCTCGCACAATTTCAAGCAAAAGAAACAACAGAATTGCCCACAGAAATCTATACACAAGTGCATGAAGAAATCCAAAAGTTTAAATTAAGTGAAGATCACGAATTAACCTACAAACAAATGAGAGAGATCTTGAAAAAATTAGGATACAACAAATATTATGAACATATACCTCATTTGATGAATGTATTGAGTGGAACTAAAGCGCCGTCATTGTCTCGCAAAACAGAAGAAACTTTGCGATCACTGTTTAAAGAAATTCAGGTGCCATTCATGAAAAATTGTCCACCTGAAAGAAAAAACTTTTTATCATATTCATATGTTCTTCATAAGTTTTGCGAGTTGTTAGAATTAGATGACTTGTTAGTTTTTTTTCCTTTATTGAAAAGCCGAGAAAAATTACAACAACAAGATCAAATATGGGAAAAGATATGTCATGATCTAAAATGGCAATATATACCGAGTGCATAATCAGACAGCTAACTGATCATGATTGTCTGTGACAATGATTCTTGGATAACAGGTATCTAACAATGCAAATGCAGTTCCAGCAACCAGACCAACATAAATCGCATGTTTTTGCAATACACCACAAGAAGGCACATATTTTGTGGCGACAGTAACAGTTACAATCATGATCAAGTATTTCAACAAGTGTGTCGTATTGATTTGAAACATCTATGATGTATATCATATTTTATTTGAGTTTGAAACTATTTAAAAAATTACCCGTTGTTGCTATACATTGACTATGAGCGAAGACAAGAAACCCGAGAAAATTGACTACCTTGAAGTGGACGCCCCGATTGCGGGACAAAACTATGTATGCATGTCATTTATTTCACCCGAATCATTGATTCAAAACAAGGAGGGATTCAAATGTGCGAAGTTTTTGCAATCCTATTGTAAGGATCAGAAGCTCAAGTTTGATGAAGTCTATGGAAAATACAATGATTTTTGTTACAAATATGAAGAAAAATTGCAAAGAGATTTTGATGAACAAAATGATTTTCAGACGAGTCTTCGAGGAATCAAGATCCGCGGAGTGTTTGATACCCGAGAGGCAGCAGAAGCACGTGCTAAGAGCTTGTCCAACACTGACTCAGCATTTCATGTGTTTATTGGACAAGTGGGATATTGGTTGCCTTGGGATCCCAATGCCGACAAAGTGGCGGATGAACACTTTCAAAATACACAACTCAATGATATGATGCAAAAATATCAAGAAAACAATGTCAATCGCGACATCTTTTATGAAGAGCAAAAGCGTGAGAAAATCAAGGCGGCTCAAGAAGAGGTGAGACTCGCAAAGGAGAAAGAAGCCAAAGAAAAGGCGGAAAAGTTAGATGAAACAGATGGTTATGAGGTAGACGCATCAGAAAACGACAAAATTGAAGATATGGAACCCGAACCCGAACTGTTGACAGAACCTGAGCCTGAGATAGAAGAGGTTCCAGCATCCAAGACCAATGTTGTATCAGATGAGGTCAAGCAATCCTTGGAAAGTGATGATCCATGGATGCAACGCAAACAAGCGTCTCAATAATTTCTAGAATGTAGTATGATACACTACTTTCAAAGCTTTTATTTTATACTCTCACTATTTTTGTTAGGATATATAGTGGCAGCGATCGCAAAATATTTTCATTCAAAGATAGAGTATCCGGTAAATTGTGATGTCATATACAAGCCGGAAAAAAAAGATAGTGTATATAGTGCACACTATTTGTTATCAGATATGGATCCATACCAAACAGAAATCCGCATGAATTACAAACACGATACAATAGATAACAAATATCATGAACGGGTTTTAGACAACATGATAAATGATGAGAATGTCGTCAGAAATAAACTCTAAGATGGTAATAAGATGAATCTAAGTTTAACACTATTTGTTATAGGATTTATATTGATAGTATATGGTTACATGAATCAACTGAATCCATCATGTAATAAAAGAACTGTAACAAAAATAATATCAAGAAATTTGTATGATAGTATTTTGAAAAACGCACCAATGAGTGCCCGAAAGAAATACAAAGAGTTATCGGCAAACGCGGTAACTGACCGCATTACCTACTGATGATTTACGAACAATCTCACATATATCTCCTGGAGCCATTCTCATAATTTTAGCTTGAATATCATTTCTGTGTATAACAGGTAACTGATCTAAGGTTGCATTTGATTTGTCGAGTATCTTTTGAATATCTTTACGATTTCTTATCAATTTATGTTGAGGAACTCTTTCGTGAGCACGAACATCAAATTGAAGATGATCTAGACAAAAGGCATGAACACTTCTGAAATATTCTTGAGAATACGAATCATCTCCCAATGATTGATTTTCTTCAGTGACAACATCTGAAAACTTATGGATGTTTAAATACTCTTGATTTTGAATGTATAATTCATCAAATGCCTTTTGTATATTAGTTGTGAGGGGACTTTGGAAAATAATCAGTAAACTGTCGTCAGGAGAGATAGTTTCTTGATATAATTCGCTCAAACTGGCTGCACTTTTTTTAGTAACTTTTTTGGGAGGATCATGTAATTCTCCAAAATTGTAATAAATCACATGCAAAGAATGTGAAGAAACTTTCCGGTGTTGTAATGTGAAATTACAACCAATCGCTTCACCGAATTTCTCAAATCCCTGTATTTTAGGAACTTTTTGAAGATAGATATTGATTATATCTTTATCCGAATAATCGGTAACGACAGAAGTGTCCCATTCCTCTTTTAGATACTCTTTTAACACATAGCGACTACGATTTATTTTAGATGCGAGACTCATCACGTATTCGTGTATAGTTACACACTATATTTAAATACACTTCAAATTTTGATTTAAAAGGTTTGATTGACTGTTATACAGTTACCAATGAACGAATTAGTTACCAAGAATACCTTTGCTTTTGCAGGAGCCACATGTTTATCATTCCTAACTTGCATCTCAAATATGAGACAACAAAGTGATATATATACACTCCGATACTTAAGCACACAAGATAAATACGAAGAAATATCTCAATATCTTTTGAAACAGTTTCCTGAAAAAATAAAAGAGTTTCTATATCTCGAAGAGCTTGTCTCACAGCAAAATGATTGGAGACGTCAAAGAAAACAAAAACCCAAGACTCTTAAGGTGTTATCTTCAGGAGAATGTGTGATAACAATTCCTTGGACATACAATGGCACTGTGTATAAGATTCATATTGATCATCACAACATGATTGATCCAAAGGGGAAACCTGAAAAACTGTTACAAGCAAATGATTGTGCTCATTTCCCAACAGAAACGTTTGTTATGAACATGAATCTGCAATGTATCTCAAGAGATGCTTTGATAGATTTTGTGGACACCGCAGTGGAAAGGCACAATGATGATTGTAATCGTTATCTGGAAACCGATAATGATACTATGTCTGTATATTACTACAGTGATGATTATTGGTCCTTGTTGTCAAAAACACCCAAGAGAAATATACAAACAGTGTATTTGAAACAAGGCGTCAAAGAAGACTTGTTAGCAAAGGTTCAAACGTTCTTTTCAGAAGAAATACGCAGTGATTATTTGAAGTATGGGATACCTTACAAGAGTGTGCATATGATTTATGGTCCTCCAGGAACAGGAAAAACCAGCGTGATTAAGAGCATATCATCTGAATTGGATTGTGATTTATTTGTGCTACCCGTTACCAAGACAATGTTAGACAGCAATTTCGTAGATGCTTTCAATTATATCAATGACAAATCAGATAAAAATCGTATAGTGGTGATAGAAGATATAGATACGATGTTTGAAGAACGCAAAGAAGGAGACAAAAACAATGGTATCACGATGCAGGGGTTTTTGAATTGTCTCGATGGGTTTACCTGCATAGAAGGGACCCTAGTCTTTCTGACAGCCAATAAACCAGAAGTATTAGACAACGCTATGATAAGATCATGTCGGATTGATCATAAACTCGAATTGAGTTATGCGGATAAGTATCAGACTCAAATGATGTTTGAGGTATTTTTCCCGAAACAAGCAGACAAGTTTCCAGAGTTTTACAAGTATGTCAAACACAAACAATACACGACAGCCATGTTACAAGAGTTTTTGTTTTATAATCGTCGTGCAGAAAATATAATGGATCACAAAGAAAAATTTCAAGACATTATAGATCAAAACAATACAAAACACTTTGAACTACTCAAAAAAGAAGAACGAATGTATACCTGATAAATTTGAAAAACCTTGATTTATTGATCTAAAAGATATTATATACATTACACGTGACAACAATATCATGAGCTGGTTTGAGAAATGTTTAACTCGGTGCACTTTTATTCCACCCGATACTATGGATATACAACAGACATATGTGCCTCACAAGCCCCGTAAACCGAAAACATACAAATACAGAGAATACCCAAGACCTCTTAGATTAAGAGATATACAATATTTTCAATCATATACAGACAATACTACTCTGATATTGACACCCAAGTGCGAGGGGAAAAGTCCTCACGAACACAGATTTACATGTTCGAATCATTCAGTGAGTCCTCATTGTTCTTCTTGTTTTGAAAAAGGCAAGGTAAATCATGAACTCTTAGCGTTGTGTAAAGATTGTGATTACACATTGTGTAAGCATTGTTACAATAGCATTGTTTCGCCTTATCTTTCAGAGCTCTCTTGCTAGTTCAGCTACTCCATACAAGTCTGAAACTACATACTGTGCACCCGCATCTTTGAGTATACGATAGGCTCTTGATAATTTTTGTAATCTGAAATCGTGATATTCATCAACCGCATGCATCTGTGATGGTTCTTCAATACCCATATGAACTGACCAACGACACACGCCGATTGTCCAGCATCCAGCATGTATACCTTCTTTTATCCCCACAGGTGTGTCATCTATTTTAACGGCTTGTGAGTTGTTGCTGATATTCGCTCTTTTTGTTAATTCATGTATAATTCCAGGATCAGGTCTTCCAGAAATGTCCATACATGTGGATGATATCATCAGGTTTTCCGGTATATGTATCCCATGATTTGTTAATTTTTCGTGAACCAATATCATTGTATCTTGATCAAATCCTGTGGTAACAGCGATTTGGATATCACTTTTTTGTAATTCGTCAATAACAACCTTTGTTTCCGGCAAGATTGTCATTGTTGATTTTGTTTTTTCTTTTTGAACTTTCAAGAAATCGTTGTATACATTGTCTACATCATCTGATGAAGGATCACGATAGTAGATCTTGTTCCAATCACTCTTATGAGTATTCAAAATTTTTTGAATATGTGCATATTTAGACATTCCCATATCTTGAACGATATCTTGAGTTGAGACATGTATTCCATGATTTCCAAGTGTCTCTTTAAAAGACAAGAATGGTGTCAGTGAATATTTGTCTACAATTGTGCCACCCAGATCAAAGATAGCTAAACGTATTCCTCTCCGCATAATATATTTTACAAACAAAAAGTCTTTAAACGGAAAAAAAAAAGTATATAACTAGTATGAAATATAAGTATATACTTTGTGGATTACTCTTGTTTGTTTTGACGGTGGCATTGTTATTTGTATTGAAACCACAAATAGATGGCGTAATCAATTCAGAACCAACGAAATGTAATCCAGATTCAATCCCCCCACAAAAATGCCCCGATGGAAGCTCATGTCCTGCTACTGGGATATGTTCAGAAGATGCCCCGACTTGTCAAGGCACGTTAGAAGAATTGTGCAATGGAGAAGAGGGTCTAGGTAAACTCAGTAAATGCTTTGATTGTGCTGGAGGACATCAAAAGGAACTAAAACAAGCAGGTTGCAAGCAAGACGAGATTGATATATATTGTAATCCTCAACCATTCGATACAGAAGATTCAATACAAATCAAAAATTCTACAGGAGAAACTATGTATGTATTTTTTGTCAATAATGCCTATGACGAGAATGGTCCTAAAAATAGTGGATGGAGGTCGTCAACGAAAGCCACGCCAACAAAAGCAAATGAAACCTTTTACTACACCGTAGAAGCGGGGCGGGCATTAGGATTCAACAAAACAGATCCCAACAAAGGTTGGATAGCGGTTGCGGCTTGCGTGACAAACACACCTCCCGAAACTCCGGATACCTTTAGTTATGACGGATTGACTATGTTGGAGTGGACAGAAGACAACAATGTTATTTCTTTAGACATGTCAAATACAACAGGTGTTAACTTACAAGCAACTCTTAGTGTAAAGGGGACCAACTCTGATACAAACAGAGATTGCTATCCCAAGTTTACAACTCAAAATGATGAAACATATGGATATACAGATAATGGGATATATCGTTACGGTCTCAAACAAAACGATCCGGGTGTTCCCGGGGTGCCTTTAAACCCCCCTCAATGTATCAACAAGCCAGACACAACTCCAGAAACAGATAATACAAACTGTCGCGATTGTCCAACGGGTAAAGATCATTGTGCGGGCATTGATTGGAAAGGAGATTTTGGATGCGTATCAGAAAATATTCGCGATCGCTGGGGATGTTATCAGTGGTGGGGGAATCCAGATAATACACAAGCTCAGGGTTGGTATGATATGCTATCTGATTGCGAATTTTATAGGTGGCCTTATGATGAGTTTACTCTCATGGGTTCCAGAGATAAAAACACATTTACAATGGCATATCCGATAGATTGTGCCGGTAAGTTAAATACACGATGTGATGAATTCGCCAATAGTAATATATACAATTGTATGACTGGAGGAGATTTACCATGCGATGAGAATGAAACCCGTTTAGTAGAAAATAAAAGAGGACCATTACAATCTATCAAGTATTCCGAATCTATGAGAATTGTATTTGACATCCACACAATCCTGAAAAAACTGTAAACACCTGATTAAATTTGAATATTATAAGGGGTTGAGAAAGTAATCTATAGTTTACAAACATGTCGTGTTTCCGGAGATTGTCAGGATGCACGGTAAAACCATTTCATCGTAACAAGGTAAGCAAACAAGTGTATGTATTGAAACTTCAAGATAACAAGTATTATGTTGGAGAATCTAATGATGTCAGAAAACGTATGTGGGATCATGTGAATAATCGTGGTTCTGCTTGGACTCGGAAACATCCAGTGGTTAGACGAGTGGAACCCATTACATCGCCCACAACTCACTTTTGGGAATTATCTGAAACTCTAGAACAAATCAAACAACATGGGATAGACAACGTCAGAGGTTCATTGTTCTCTAAACTCAAACTAGATGATTGTGACAAGAACATGGCATTATCCTTGTATTGTGAAAAACACAAGCTATGTTGGAATTGTGGTTCCGACCAACATTTTGTACATGCTTGTCCGGGAATACATAAACAACTCTGGACCTATAATTTCACAGGAACAGATAGCGGCAGAATTTGTGTAGTCTGTGGAAAACAGATAGATAAGATAAATGGTGTGTTGAATTATTGTAGTGAGTTTTGTCGTGAAAGACATATATCCCACTGATGTTGTGTAAGGGAAATAGTGCATCCTCATGTTTCATTTGTAATTGTTTCTAAAAAATCAGTATTTTTATATGTCTCCTGAAACTTGATTGGGAGTTTTTCTAGCCATTTCTGTTTTATCTGTCTAAGTTTATTTTCTAAATCATCTGGTGATGTGATTTGTTTCCCTTTCAGCTTTCTAAAGAATTGTGCTACAGTGGGTCCGGCCTTCTCGGTTGCAATTTGATGGACCATTCCAACAATCCCTGCACCTGGTAACATAGAAGAATCGGATATTACAACAGCACAGGCATGCCCTAGCCCCCCTACAGTCCATTTTGTATAAAAATCATCACTTGCAATATGTTGTTCGATTCCATTCTCACCAAGGTAACTATTCAAATCATTTCTTATTTGATTAATTGAACCGCTTAATTCAGCCTCTAATTTTGACGAAAGGTGGGTATTCAATACTAACCATTGCGCAGCTATACAGTGTAAGGGATTGACTGTTCTCTCTGCTAATGCCGGCAACAATTTCATCCACGATTGTTGAGGCGATAGTTCAGGATCAGGCACAGGAGAAGGAGGTTGTTCGGGAGCAGGTGCCTGTGGTTCTTGTTCACTTCCCGCAGTTTGTTTTTTTCTGTTTATGGTCTTTCTTGTGACTTTTCTTGTATTGTCTCTTCTACGTCTCGTTTTATTCCCCGAACCTCTTTGTTTCTTTTGGGTTTTCTGTTTTCTTGTCTTGTTTTTCTTTTTGTGTTTGTGTTTGTTTTTGTAGCAATCTTTGTAGGGAGCGCAACTGCTCTTCATGGTAAAACCCTTAGGATTGCGACAACGTTTTCTTGAATATTTACGAGGCAAATCAAAGATTTTTCCGTCACTTTTTCGTTTACATTGTGTATCTGTTGATGCATGATTACAACAATTTTTCATATACTATATACTATATTATTATGGAACCCGAGCCGGAATCTGGACCGGATTTTGTTCCAGATTTCATGGATGATAATCAAAATCTTAAAGAATATATTGAAGCATTGAAACAATCAGCCAATCGTGATCGGGCTGAAGCGATACTCGAAAAGATGTCAGATACCTTGGAGAAACTAGAAAACTATATGGACAAAGAAACCACTCCGAGTAGTCCTCGTTCTGATACAAGTGTGACCTCAACGGGTTTGTTAGGACACACACCTCATCACAAACGTGATTTTGACCGACTAGTCTATGAAGAAGATGTGGAGGCAGACTTATGTAGTAAATGTAGCACAGGATTAAGTATATGCGATGAAGATGAAGAACATTGCTGGAGTCGTCACAAAAAACACAGATTGCATCGTTGCTTGTGGAAATTAAAGTATAATCGCATTGTATCTTCGTTTTATCTCGACAGTTTGAGACAAAGAGAAGAACGTTGGTCATGGATGATAGTGTTAATCTCAACATTAACATCAGGATTCACTGTAGCTAACAATGTAGAAACAACACCTTTTGAATCATATAAATTAATAGTGAATGTTGTCTTGACTGCATCATCAATGACTACCTCTCTAATTGCTGCGTGGATCAAAAAGCAGAGGTTTGTGGAAAGGATTAATGAGATTGATAAGTATCTTGTTGATTTAAACAAGTTGTGTGAAGAACTGGAGCTACAGTTTTCATTATTAGAAGGAGACCGGCTTTCTTACAAAGAATTCAAAGAAACCTATCTTCCACAAATCACAAAGTTTGTATCAACAAATCCCATGATACCTCCAAATGAATGGAAAAATGCAGTGAGAGAAATAACATTGCGATACCCAGAACTGATTGATCCAGACAACTCCGAAACAAACAAGCTGTGGCCTTGGTTTGGAGATTTAGTCGTGTATGTAGATAAAGAAGGCATAGAGCACAATGTCCGGAAACCCACAACCTTTATGAAGTATATGAAACGCACCAACAAAGATAGAATACTCAGTTCGTGTTGTCGGAAAAAACGTGATAGTCACAATGTATATAAATAAAAATCCACAACAACTATGTTATGTATGGCACAATATCCTTAGAAGAACCTGATATGTTACGAGAGGAAGGCATTATAACGATAAGTCCATGGTATCGTCAAGTGTGGGATTACTTTTCATGGAGAGAATGTATAGATAATTGTTGCAAAGATATCTGCATATACAAGTGATCATTAAGAATGATACAGTTCTACATACTTTTCATATATTTTCATACAATCAGTTGTCCCCCAACTGATAGTGTCTTTGTAGGCTTGAGTTTGACGATTCAAGATTGTCGTCAAAAGCTTGTCAATTCTGTGATACCTTTCCACAGGAGGCGTAGTTAGAATCGTTTTGTATCTCATTATGAAATACAATAGACGGAGATGATGAGTCACGGCCAACTTTTGATTCAAGCGAGGAACATTTTTCATAAATTCTTGATATACAGATAATAGATTGTCTGCCACATTGACAATATCTGTCAATAAAGACATATCCGTATGTTCTTTCCATATTTCAGATTCTTTTAATGCGGTAACACCAGGACGAATTGGAAACTCTTCTGTCCGAATCATGTGAAGAATCGTCCCAATAAACTCATAGTGCTGATATCGTAGGATATTTTTATTCGACACTCCCATACCACCATCACTCGCAGAGTTTTCAAACAGTGATTTGTATTTCTCAGCCAATGATTCAATTTCGGTAGTAAACCGGTTGGCTCGGTCTGCATGGATCAGTTCACCCTGTTTCAGCTTCAGACCCCCCTGATTCATTGTTGTAAAGAAATCCTCACAATCTTCTTCTGTCCAATCTTGCGTTTCAAGATAAGTGATTCGCAGATTACGGAAACGCCGCTTTTGACTGTCACTTAATTCTGAAAACTTGACACCATCTTCGGTTCCGAACTCGTCTTTCATGAAATCATATATCGCATAGAATCGATTCTGTCCATCCATGATTTCTTGTTTTCCATTCTCCATATCCAAGTTGATTACCGGACCAAACATTGGGTAGCCTTTGGACAAAGAATCAAGGTAACTCTGCTTTTGCTTTGTAGACCATACAAGATTCCGCTGATAATCTGGGCGATACAAATCTCCTGAATCAAGTTTGGATTCAAGTTCACTTAATGTCATTTCGCGGGAATTTGACCCGGAAAACATTGCGTTCTTATCAAAGAATGTCGACATATTGATTACTTGCTTGGTTTCGTGTAGTTTTCGATAATATATGTATGCTCTTTATCTATTGTCTTTTTCGTTGTCACTTGATTCAATATAAAATACCGGTTTTCAAATTTTACTTTTTAATTATCACCAGACACTCTTTGAATGTATATGACTCTTTCTGAGGTATCTTGTAATTTCTACCTAGAAACTTAAGATATTTTCCATAGGGACCCAAATGTATATCTAGTGATTCTTTTTTGCCTTTGACTGTCAGATGTCCCATCTTCATCGGATACAAGATCAAGGGTTTCACATCATCCAGTGTTAATTCACTCGCAGGTTTCCCAAGACGCTTTATCAGATACTTGAGATTATAATTTTTGTTTTTATACTTCAAATAGGGACCATAGGGACCCGATTTGAGAAGTATCGGTGTTCCCTCATAATCACCCAGAGTCTTATCGCCTCTTTGTCTTTGTTTTACATCGGGTAACGATTGTTGTGCTCTCACAGTTCCTATAAATGATTGATATACCTGATGTATGACTTGTAACCAATCTTTATCACCTTGAGAAACTAAATCAAGATCAGATTCAACTTGAGAGGTAAATTGTGGGTTCAGTATACTATGAAAATGTTGTTCCAGATAATCCAAGACTTTGTATCCTAAAGGAGTTATCACGAGTCGGCGTGTTTGTTTGGGTGTTCGTTGTTGTAGAGTTCCCTCTACAATCTCATCATTACGTTTCAAGGCAAGGCTTCTGATCTCTTTTTGTGTAGAATCAATCGTGTTTGTTTCTGTATAATTACGACCATAAAGTGTCCCTACGATTGAGGCATACGTAGAAGGACGACCAATCCCCGTGCTTTCCAATGTTTTGACAAGTGATGACTCATCGTAATGCTGAGGAGGCATGGATTCAGATTGTCTCCATAAACTTTGTAACAAAGGATATACAGAAGATACTGTAGGCAATGTTTCTAATGGATACTTTGTAGGATCATTGTAATAATCATAATATCCTCTGTATTGCAATGCACGATGAGTGACTGTATAGTTTCCCCACTGTTTGCTCTCAGGAGTTGTTAGAGAAATTGTTAGCACTTGATAGATAGCGGGTTTCATATGGGAACATATCGTATTTTCTCGTATCAGATTGTAAAGAGCATGCTCTTCTTTTGAATATTTTTCACTTAGCTCTGCATGAATATTCGTGACACGTATACATTCATGAGCTTCTTGTGCGCCTTTCACCTTTCGTTTTGACATTGCAGGTTTGTAGTGTTCTGGTGAATATGTTTCTTTGATATGATTACATAGCACTGCTTGAAACTCAGATGAAACAGCCATTGAATCTGTTCGCATGTAAGTTATCTTTCCACTATCAAAGAGTTTTTGTGCGACATCCATTGTTTTTTTTACCGAATATCTGAGTTTCTTAGACGCACATCTTTGTAATGTAGTTGTGATAAACGGGGGAGAAGGATACACTTTATCTTCTGATATAGTTTTGTCACAGACTTGAAATTGACGATTTTGAGAAAAGGATTGTAACAGTATTTGAGGGTCCACGTCTGTCTTTTGGAATTGAAAGGCCCCTTTCCAGGATATTTGACCCTTCACTCCAAAAGATGCCTCACATTGAGGAACAATCGTAGGAACAAACTCTTGTATTTCTTTTTCTTTGGTTTTCATTAAAGATAAGACAGCGCTTTGCACTCTGCCTGCAGATAATCCTTTACGATCACTTTCCACATGTTTCCATAACAAGGGTGATAATGAAAACCCTACGAGTCTGTCTATAATTCTTCTAGCTTGTTGTGCATTCACCGAATTCATATTTAACATATGAATGTTGTCAAGAGATCGTTTGACAGCTGATTCTGTGACTTCATGAAAGATGATTCGGTTGGGTTTCGATAAATCGATCCCAAGAATATTTCCACAATGCCATGCGATCGCATCACCTTCACGATCATCATCTGCAGCCAGTATAACTTCTCTTCCCTCAGAGCTTGATTTCAATCCATTCACAATCTTTTGTTTTCCTGGCATAGTTTTGTAGGTTGGGGTAAAGATACCTTGAGCCTCATCGATATCAATCGACATTGTTTTCTTGTCTAAATCGCGTATGTGACCAAATGAAGAACGAACAATGGTTCCATCTTTGAAATATTTCTGTATTTTACGCGCTTTCACAGGTGATTCTACAATGATGATTCGCGACATACTCACAAGTTATGACTTATGAGTATTTAAAGTTCAAATTTTAAATATAAACTACAGCAGATATCATGGACAACTATGTGCAAACGATACTCTCGGATGATTCTGAGAGTGACAGTGAATCATCTGATAGATCTGTAGAATTTATGACGAGTAATGTGGGGGTAATGTATGATTACAGAGGATCACACGAACGCATGTTAGATGAAAAAACGGCTCAACATTACATAGACAATCGAAACAAATACTTTACACCCGAATTACTCCATCATACACTATCTGTTACGGATGTAGATGCAAGTGACAAGAAAGTTGATTTGACAAAATTCGGTCTTGATCTTAGACGTGTGATTGGATTCAAACTGGTCAAAGCCGTATTTCAATTAAGTGATGCAAATCAAGGAGGTTATATTGATATCGTTTCAAATGAAATTCCGTATATAGCCTGTATAAAAAATAGTGAAGGGACACACCTACTTCAGAGAGTTCAGATGTCAACTACAAACACATTCTTGTATTACGAAAACAAGCACATGTATCGAGAAATCTATTTTACTCCTATAGAATTATCTGTTATTCATTTAACATGTATGAGTTCTGATGCTACGCGATGTCGAAATGCCCATCTGGAGTTTGAAGTGACTGTCTTAAATACAAATGAATGAATATTATGTATCACTTTTCTTTCTGATTAAATTGGGTGGAACTTTTACCTGATTTGTTTGACCTACACTTTGTTTTTCTTTTTCGCCTTTCTCAATTGTATCTTCAAGAGTCTTAACTAATCTCCCCAAAGGATACAATTCAGACATTTTCCATTGACATCTTTGATTGGCTACAGTAATCACATTGTATATATCTTTCAAAAATTGTAAATCTACGCTCACAGGATGTGCTGTGACAGGTTGTTCCGTTGAGGATTCCATATAACGATAACAAAAAAATTATAGTCCTTATTCAAACGTTTCTATATATGATTTCTATCATGATGGTTTCTGTGGATATGTCACATTATTGTAATCCGTAACAGTTTGAGGCAAATCCCGAAGTGCTTGACGATATGTCCTCCACTCATCAATGTTAGATAACACAACATCACTCAACATCACCCAATCACTCTCTGCTAACAAAGTATCTCGTTTTTGTCTAATCTCCGTCAGAGATTGTTCATTTGCTAAAGCATTCACTCGGGTAATAAATGTGTCTCTGTTGATACCTGCAATTTGCTCGGGAGTCCAATTTTTCAAGTCAAGGTTTTCCCAGCATTCCTCAGCTGTTTCTCCATCTGAGTTCCAATTTCCAATATAACCTAATTCGATCAAGTATTGTCCTGTAGCCCGTATCATTTATATATATCATCACTAAAAAAAGCAAGCAAACAAACGTTTCTATCAAGATGAAAGGAGTTGTAGAGAGATGGTGCTTCTTGCTCTTTCACAATGAACAAGATTACTGCTGTTTTGTACCCGGTTTAAAACAAACGTGTTCGTCGTACTATTAGACGAAACCAAAACTGGATAATATGAATAGGTCCCAGCAGCCGTTATTTCGTCATCAACACATAATACGTGTGCTGCTTCCATCGTTGTTGAACTACTCGAACTATCCGTTGGATGACTTATTAGAAATTGTGCTAACACTCTTAATCTGCTGTCTGTTGATCCACTGTTATCAGGTCTTATTAGATGTATTGACTCATCTGGGTTCTCTCTGCATATTATCACCCCTGCATTATAACGACTACCTCCACTCCATTCCCCCGTGATAGATGCTTGGATTAATACCTTTTGCCCTCTCTCTTGGACGACGATAGATGGTTTCAAATAGTCGTCAAGTGCCCCACCATATTCGTTTGGATCAGTATCAGGGTTTCCTTTGGGCACTGTAAAATATGTTGCTGTGTCGTATTTAGCTTGGCCGTTAGGTATATTGAATAGTTGCCATGAACACGTCCCGTCGCCATCTTCACGTAAAAATTTCGTGCCTCCTGATTCGCCTGTGGATGATAGCTCTGTCCCTTCTAAATCACAAGTGATTGTCAAGTCATAGGGATCTCCATCAGTGCCATTGCTGGTATCTGTCCAATTTGTCACGATACCCGTGCCTCCGATAATCTTAACCTCTTTGTTTTCTGTGATTGTGACTTCAGTGCCATCTCCATCTTCAAGTACAAATCCACTACCCATGGTATTGGTTCCTGTGATAGTAACATCTGCACTTCCGTTGTACGAAGCGGCACTTAGTGACAATGAACCCGATATATATAGATTTCCTGGAGCTCGTAATACAGCGAGTGAATCACTTGAACCACCGCCACGGCTTGTTATAGTGACATTATCGGTTTTACTTGAAAACTCTGTACTACTGAGTGATAAACCATTCCCTGCAGTGTAAGTGGTATCCGTATCAGGAACAGGTTGCCATGAACATGTCCCATCACCATCTTCACGTAGAAATTTAGTGCCTCCTGATTCTCCTGTGGATGCTAGCTCGGTGCCTTCTAAATCGCAAGTGATAGTTAAGTCATAAGGATCTCCATCTGTGCCATTGCTCGTATCTGTCCAATTTGTGACGATGCCAGTGCCTCCAATAATCTTAACCTCTTTGTTTTCTGTGATTGTGACTTCAGTGCCATCTCCATCTTCAAGTACAAATCCACTACCCATGGTATTGGTTCCTGTGATTGTAACATCAGCACTTCCATTGTACGATGCAGCACTAAGTGACAATGAACCCGCGACATACAAATTCCCTGTCATTTGTCCACTAAACTTTGTGGATGATAACAGTCCTGAACTTGGATTATAAGATAACCCTGTATCGGTTTCTAATCCTTGAGAACCCGTAGCACCGTCCACAAATACAGGATATACGGTTTCATTGTTTGAATTGTTTGCTGTCACAGTAACATTGGTAGCTATCGATGCCGAGTCAGCATTACCGCTCGTATCTTGTGTTCCTGCGATGTTGACACCGGGTAAATCAATGTTTGAAGACCCATCAAATGAGACACCACCAATGGTTCTAGCGGTTTCTAGGGTTGTGGCCGTGGTTGCATTGCCACTCAGATTACCTGAGAATGTGTTGGAATTAACGGTCCCCGTGAAATAAGCATCTTTGTATTTAAGAGACGAGGTTCCTAAATCAATATCATTGGTTGTATCGGGAGCAATGACACCATCTTGAATTTGGATTTGTTTCGCGCCATCAGTGTAAAAGTGTATTTGGTTGCCTGTGCTGAAATCAATATTGGTATCGCCGTCTTCACCGATTTTTAGAGTGCTTGACAATAATGAAGTGATGGTGGTTTGACTGGAAGACACTGAAAACTCTGTGCCACTTAGAGATAAACCATTGCCTGCAGTGTAAGTGGTATCCGTATCTGGGACCGGTTGCCACGAACACGTCCCGTCGCCATCTTCACGTAGAAATTTCGTGCCTCCTGATTCCCCTGACGATGATAGCTCTGTGCCTTCTAAATCGCAAGTGATTGTCAAGTCATAAGGATCACCATCTGTGCCATGACTCGTATCTGTCCAATTGGTCACAATGCCTGTGCCTCCAATAATCTTGACTTCTTTGTTTTCTGTGATTGTGACTTCGGTGCCATCACCATCTTCAATTACAAATCCATCACCCATGGTATTGCTGGTATCCACATACGCTTTGATACTTTGTTGGGTCGCTAAAGCAGTATTTGAATTGCTGGATAATGTATCTTCATCTAGAATCGAGACGGCAGAGGGTGTAGCAGTAGATCCTGACGTGTTGCCGATAACACTCATGTTCGCAATAGTGGAAAGTTTGGAGAGAGTCACCCCATTATCTTTGATGCGAACCTGTCCTGATCCATTGCTAGCCGATAGTTCTAGAGTGCTATTATCCACCGCCACTTGAATATCATCAGCATTGGCTATGATACCATCCCCACCTATGACATCAAGTTCGTTACCTGTTTTAGTCAAACCTGTCCCGGCAGTAATTTCACCTGTTCCGGTAAATTGCACAAAAGACAAGTCGGATGTGCCAACAGTCACTGGATCAGGAGTGCTTAACACAAAACCGTTGTTTTCATATTGAGTGCCTTCTTCAATAAAGGTAAACGCACCCGAAGAGACAGTCCCTGTATCAAAGTCAGGTGCTCTTTGCCATTCACCTGTAGAACATATGTATATACCGTTATTCGCGCTGTTGCTTTGATCTTTAACAAGGACTCTGTCACCAGAAACGACAGAGATTCCATCAATCGTTTGTTCACCTGACAATGTAATATTTGCGGTCGTAGCTACACGACATGATTGTTTGATATCTAAGATATTGATATCATCGGGTTGCGGGATTCGTGGCATTTTTTAATAATTCATACAAATAAATATATATGGACATACGCGAAATAATTATGAGATACAAATATCCGATTGGCGGGGCTCTAATTTTATTGATAGTTTCGTTTATTATACACAAGAGCCGAGGAAACAAATATCAAGAAAGTGCTACAAAGATATCTGAATTAACAGAAACAGCTACATCGGTAGGTGGCGTGATCTCTCCTCAAAATTATACACAAGATTATGGGGAAATCAAGGGATTGTTAGATACATTAACAGGAGAGTTGAAAAAATCATCTAGTTCATTGATACAATTCAATGCAGATCGTATTAAGACTAATGATTATCTGAATATGAGAAACAACTTGTTTTCAAGAGATATTGTGGTTACCAAGTTACTTGTCGATAGTAAAAGTTTAGATCACACCGCTGAATTCAATCCAGCACAATTTACAGTGAGATTAGGTGGCCAACAATCAACAGATTATCCCCAAGGATATAAAAATGTAATTGGATTCAGGTTATTGAAATGTCACATACCTGTGAAACCGTATCATGTGGTCGATGGCCATAATGTATTGTATGATGAAACTGGTTCACAGATTGGGACAGCATTGACACTTGGTTCTTATACAGGTGTATCCTTAGCATCTGAATTGCAAACCAAGTTATCGGCATCCAGTGTGAGTTACAATTCCAAAACACTCAAGTTTACGTTTACCTTTCCTTCTTCACAAAAGATTGATTGGTCTTTATCAAAACTATTGGCGAAAACACTGGGATTTTTACAAGCAGAAAAACATTTCAATACATCGGCGAGTAGCGATTTTTCGGGCGATTTTACAAGTTCTTTTGTAGATTTAGTGATACCGGAAATACCCCAAATCGCATGCAAAGATAATTCCAAGGGATTGGCTGTGATTGACCGAATACCGTTGGTGCAAAGAGCTGATGAGGGAAACCTTTCATATTATCAGAGTAATCCAAGTGAATATTTCACACAAAATTACTTTTATCCGATGAAACTAAGTCAATTAAGTGTCACATTGTATTTAGATACACAAGATATGGTTGTGTATGATACACAAAAAGGAGAAACATATTTCGAGTTTGAAATAACTCTGTTGAAAAATACATCATTGATGAATCAGCAGATACCTCCGACTCAAATCAAATAACTACATTGAGCCATCACAGACTGCCATCGCATACACAATCACAGTGTGTGAAAAATTGTGTGTGAGTAATCATACCCATTCCAAAGCTCATCAATCCTATGGAAATGCATAAACACACATTACACAAATATTGCTGACTGTTATTTTGGTGAGGGTTCGGTCTAAGATCGTCTATAAGATTTTCGTCCAATATATTTGTATCGTTGTTTCTTGTTTGAAGCATGGTTATAACTTATGAAACTCATTGTTGTTTAAATAGAAATGAATATTTTCGTTAAATTTGAATGTGTGGGGGGGTATAATGGATATAATCAAACACATAGTATCTTGAAATAGATAAGTAAGATGAATCAACTAACAGAGAGACAATCAGAGCTGGCTGCACATGACGAGGTGTGGTCCCTCAGACCAGTTGACCTGGTCCCGTATGCCCTCGATCATCTTCCACAATCCCTGAAATATGATGGAAAAAGCAAAAGGTTTTATATCAAAGATTCAGATACGGGAGAATGGGTTATGATAAATCAACAAACGATTGCATATAAAGTGGCCGAGGGTCTATCCGAAGATATTTTGGCAATTATGAAACACAAATATCAAGACAAAGATACGAATAAAGATACGGAGAGAAGATTAAATAAGAGCAGATGGTATAAAGTTTACAAATCTTTAGACCGCACTATGGGTATTCATACAAGAATTGTGAGTTGGATCAAAGTGTGCCCAGATGTGTATACAAGTGATTTTAAATATGAATATTTGCGCATTTTTGAAGGGGTTTAAACAAATGTCTAGCTAGACTAGTATAAGTTACATGATGTTTTTGAAGATGATTGTTTCTGCACTGACATTCTACTCAGTTGACTCTCAGATGGCATTGATTGGTGGAATCCAAGATTCTCACGGATGCGTGACGGATGGTGGATATCAGTGGTGTGAACACACGCAATCGTGCATACGTCCTTGGACGACACCTTGCGAGGAGGTTGTTCAGGCACCGATTCCACCGCCAGTTCCGGGATCGGCTCCAAGTCCAGCGCCCTTGTGTTCTGGGATTCTGTGTATGATGTATTGTGAATACGGACATGAACTAGATGACCATG